AATAGGTTTGTTATTAGCAAAAACATTAGGCGATCCTGCTGCTCTGGCCATCCCTGAACAATGTGCTACGTCCGCATCGCCAATTCTAGTCACTGCTGGCATACTAAACTCCTTTTTCCTTATTCTTATAATCGTTATAATTATAATCTTTCATAAAAGCAAGAATAACTTCTAACGGATTAAGTACTTCTTGTGTAACTGTTACACTACCTCCGCTGTAATTGATAGCGTAAGTTCTTATAACTGATTGTCTTTGATCCTGTGCTAAACCAAATAAATTTTGCTTATCAGGAACTGCTCCTATACCTTCCACACTTGTAGGTGTAGCTGTTTTATCACTTGTATCTGTAGGAGTAAATGTAAAAACATCTTTAAATAAATTTTGATGCTTACCACTAATAGTAACAATAGTTCCCGATGCCGTAACAGTTATTGGTTCACTTGGATCTCCAACTAAGGCACCGCTTACATCGGTAATAATTTCCATAAGGTCAGGAACCAATGTAACAGTTACTGAAAAATTTGTATTATGATTAATAGCAGGTAAAATAGATGGACTAGCTGTTGCCATATTTTTTATTTTCCTTGGCAATTAATTCTTGTAACCTATGGTGCCACTTGTCTATTTCTTCGTGCTGTTCGTGTGTATGAGGGCCATCTGGTATTTCTGGAACAAATTCTATCACATGATCAAAATCTTCAGGGATATCTTCAAACCGTTCAAAGATTTGAAGTTCCCCGTTGATCATTAAAACAAACTTGTGTGTCATCTCATAAAGTCTGATGTGCTTACTGGTTGAATTCCAGTTACTTGAAATGTGTATTGCTTGCCTATATCTTCGTCCGAGTGTACCATTATGGTGATAGCTTGTTTATTAATTTTTAATTTATTATCAGGATTAACCGTCATTAATAAAGGAACCATACCTACACCTTTCTGACTCATAGCCAAAGTCAGCGGTTTATCTAATGTAACTGCTTGACTGTCTTCGCTAATAAATTTGCCTATTACTTCTTCACCTGAGATCAATTTTAGTGTGACGATATCGTTTTCACTATAACTTAGTTTTTCTAATAACATATTAACCTTTCAAATATTGTTTAAGTTCTGTAAATCCACCAATTAATTTTTCATCTAAAAAAATCTGTGGTACTGTTCTTGCTGTGGGCACTGCTTCTAATAAATCTTCTTTAGTGTATCCATCTCCAATTTTACGCTCTTCGACCTCAATACCTTTATGTGCTAATAAAGCTTTGGCCTGGTCACAACGACTCATTCTCTTGTAAGGCAGTTTGTTTCTTACTAGTATCGCTGTGTTTGTTAAACCAAGGAATTGGTGTAGTCTTTGGAGCAGCGTGTTGATATTTGATTCCGATTTCCTTCAATGCGCCTACTGCTGTGTAGTCTACAAAATCTTTTAAGATATTAGCATTCAAACCAATAACAGGACCTTTCTTAAAAAGATAGTCGGCCCATGCTTTTTCTTCACGAATAACATCTTCATACATAGTGTATACTTCGATTTCACATTCGATTTTAGCACGAGCGAATCTTTCATCTTCTTTGACCACGTTGTTAATTAGCATGGCTGTCCATTCTTTATGGAGCAATTCATCTTGTAGAATCAAACTGATAATGTTGCCATTACCAATAAAGATTTTATTCTCTACCATGGCTAAACTTGTAGCAAAACTAACCATAAAGCGGAATGCCTCTAAAGCATAACTGGCATTGAGTGCTAACCAGATTGCTTTGACATGTTCGATGTCAGTTACATTAGCTTCGTTTAATTCTTTACGACAGTTTAGTCTATGTAATAAATCATAATACTTGCCTACACTACTGGCCATGTCAATAATTTCTTGTGTGTCATGAATAGTGTTAAACACTTCCTTAGGCACATTATAGATGTTGCGGATAATGTGACTGTAACTACGACTGTGAATATTAGTTTCAAAGAAACTCCAGTTGTACATAAGTGCTTCTAGTTCAGGCAAACTTACACAAGGAGTAAACACTTGTGCCGGGCCACGGCCTTGTAAACTGTCTAAGGCAGTTTGACGTAATAAATTACTAGTAAAGATATGTTTAACCGCATCGCTGGCTTCTTTAAAATCTCCGGCATCTTTAGTTAGACTAATTTCTTCTGGCACCCAAAAGAAACCACGTGCTGTTTGTTCTATTTTTTGTATCTTAGGATACTTGACTTCTTCAAATCGTTGAATTGTAACTGGACCTTCTGGGTCCAAAAACATTTTACGACTTAGGTAGTCTGTCTTTGTGTTTAAATTATACTGTGCTTTGCTCATTTATATGGTTCCAATTAATTATTTTCCACTGATTCTCTAAATATTTCTTTTTGTCTGATTGATAGTCTAATGCCCAGGCATGTTTATAAATTCTTCTATAGCACCTTCTGGTTTATTTTTACTATTAGGACTTTGATACTGTTGAAACAATATATTGTGTAGGAAAACACCTGCTTCATTAAACACAGGATCGCCCTCACCTTTATTATATCGTTCGGCATAAGTCTTAGCTAACTTTTCGTAATGATAGTTAAGTGTGTTTTCACTTATGCTAGGACTAAGTTCATCCTTTTTATAAGGCAAAGGTTTAATACTTAATTTTTCATTGCGACCTTCAGCAATGAATCCTTTTATAAATTCATAACTCATAACTTGCAGGATTCACAATCAGCATCGTCTAACAGATCTAGATCCATTTCATGGAAACCATTCATCTTAGGTTCACCGAGATCGTCTTGTGATTTAGAACCTGTTTTATTAATCAAACTATAGTAAAACGTTTTAATACCCCAATAATGAGCTTGCATTAAATTCTTAGCAATTAGTGTAGTAGGTACTTTGCGGTCTGCCCAGTGCGCAGGATTGTAAAAAGTATTTGTACTGATACTTTGATCCACATAGGCTGCTAGAACTGCGGCTGTTTTTAGATAACCAACACAGTCTGTTTGATCCCACATTAGCTGATATTTGTTTTTCAATCTGTGATACTCAGGAACTACCTGTGTAAATGATCCTGCTTTACTTTCCTTAACACTGATTAAGCTCATAGGCATCTCAATTCCGTTGGTGCTGTTTATAACAACACTTGAGCTCTCGACGGGCGCAATAGCCATTAGTGTAGCGTTGCGTACACCGTGCTGTTTCATCTCAGCACGTAGAGGTTCCCAATCAAGTTCAGGAGTAAAGTTAGCTAGATCATTTACACCTTGGGCACGTAATTCCCAAGGAAAAATTCCTTGTCCGTATCTTGTCTTATCACTGTGCACACACTTACCTCTTTCCTTGGCCAATTCTACAGTAGCTTCGGTTAGGTAGTAAGCTTGATGCTCGATCCAGGATTTAACCTCTGCCAACGCATCGGTTTCTCCGTACTTAAGACTTCGTTTAGCATGCCAATAAGCAAGATTAGTAACACCAATACCTAGAGGTTGAATTTCATCATTACTCAGTTTACTTTGAATTGATAAGAAATCTTGATAGTCCAGTATGTTACATAGACTGCGTTGTAAAATGCGACAAGCACGTCGCATATCTTCTGGGTTACGGAACGCTCCCCAGTTGATGCTTCCCAAGGTACATAAGGCAATACGTCCTTCGTCATCGTCTAATCTCTTAAATGGTTTAGTAGGTAATAGAATCTCGCAGCATAGATTACTTTGATAGATAGTATGATATTCAGGATCGAATGGACCTTGATTCATCACATTGTCAACAAACACTAGATAGATACGTCCTGTATCTGTACGCTCTTTTAAAATTCCCCTCTTAAAAACTTCTTCTGCTGATATAGTTTTCTTGCGCAGGCCAGGTACTTTCTCGTACTTGGTGTATAAATCTTCAAACCGTTTCGTGTCTCTGTAGAAAGCTTCATAAAGGTCTGGTACTTCATTGGGATCAAAGAAAGTAATGGATCCTTTATCTTTAAATCTGCGCCAGAAGAAAGCAGACAGTACCACTCCGTAGTCCATGTGTCTAACTCTAGTTTCTTCTGTGCCTTGATTATTTTTAAGAACGATAAGATCATCAAACTGATGATGCCAAATAGGATAAAAAACTGTAGCACTAGCATTACGTATACCACCTTGACTGCAACTCCTTAAATCTGCGAACCACTTCTTTAAAAAAGGCAGCATGCCAGTGTGCATAATTTCGCCACCGCGAATTGGGGAGCCCAATGGGCGTAGTCGACCGATTTCCAATCCGATCCCCGCACGTTTACTGGCATACTTGGCCATCATCTCTCCGGAAGCGAAAATGCTATCCAGATCATCGTCAGAGCGGATGAGAACACAACTACTGAACTGTTTAGTAGGAGTCCCAAGACCAGCGAGCACTGGGGTAGCCAAAGTAAAAAGACCATCCGAAGCCGCCGTATAGTATTCTTTGATATAACGCATCCTTGCTTGATTTGGTTCTTCCTTATGGAAGACTGTAGCTGCTGCCACCATGTATCTAACCTGTGGAGTTTCATAAATTTCCTTTGTGCTACGATTCTTAACTAGATATTTTTCAATTAACTGTTCAATAGCTGCATATGAATATTGCTCATCCTTTGAATGATCTATAATGTCATTCATTCGATTCCAATCTTCTTCGGTATACCAATTCAATAATTCTTCAGTGTAAAGACCTGTGGCTACATTTCTTTTTACAATTTCAAATAAGTGAGGAGGATCATAACTACCATACACATCTTTACGTAACATACTAAGACGCTGATTGCCGGCCACATATTGATAGTTAGTGTGTCCAACATCGGGATTGGATTCTACATCGATAAGATCCACTATGGCTCTTAGTGTTATTTCATCGATTTCTTTCGTTGTAATGCCGTCGTAGAAATGTGGCTGACTTTTAATTTCGATCATGCTCTGACTGACGTCTGCTATTCCACTACATACTTTGGCTATTTGTGTCTGCCACTTTTCGATTGTTAGTGACTCTTTTTTTCCGTTTCTTTTGATAACTGTGATATTGGACATTATTTTGTTCTTTTATGTAAAGGCGAGTTTAGTTGACTGCTTATTTATGGCCAGGTATTTTGGCTTGATTTTTTTAGACTGACCATATATTTTATCCTCTACGGATAACAAATAATATACAGTTTTAACAACAATGTCAAATTAGTTGAGATATTTGTATTTGTAATCAAATATAGACTCGTCGCTGCCGTTATAGTTTACATATGAAACAAATACTTCACCACCCGAAATACTGGCAGTAAAAATGATGTTGTCATCATCGAACTCTTCTCCAACGTATTCGTAGTCATCAACTAAGCGAACATGTTGTTGAACATTGTCAATATTCAAATAATCAACAGTTAAATGAATGACACCTTTTCTTACTTGATTATACTGAGGAGCTGAATCGTTTGAGCTTCTTAATAGATAAGAAATTTCTATAGAAGCATCGCTGTCTACAGGAATTCTTAAAAAATTAGTAGAAGCAAAAGTTGTTGCCAATGTCACACTGGCAGTAGCAGCCATGTCTTGATAAACTTTTCCTTGAACTTCTGCTATGTAAGTAAGATCAAATCTGTTAGATGCTAAATCTTCTGGATTGGTTACTAGATCTAACGGATTATTAACTACTTGATCCGTATTAATTCTTCTATCAAAAGAATCACCTATAGAAACGTTACCATGTGAGTCGTATCTAATTATAGCAGTTTGGTTATTAGTGTTTCTTCCGCCTTCATTACCTACATTTCTAAATGTATTGCCTATTGATCTGTTTCCATAACCCTTATAAACATAAATGCCTTGTCGATCGACGTCTTCAAAAATACTGTCTTCCACGACAATATTCCTAGGACCGTATTGCTTGCCTATTGCAGTAGACGGAGTTACTGGACCAAGACTGAATCCGATATAAGCATCTCTAATTTCGCATTCTAAAAATATATTGTTGATGATATCATTTTCAGAGTATACACCGTAGGTCATACCATCTATTATAACTCTGTCAAATTTATTACGCTGACAAGTAACTAGACTAGACAGTGCTTCCATTACAATGCCCTTGCTAAAATTGCTGGCGCTGTCTCCATAACTGCCTTGAATTTTTATATCTTTAAACACACTGTCTTTTACAGCAGACAATTGAAATCCATTTACTGTAGGATCGTTAGTTATCACACTAAATCCAGACAGTATTGAATTTTTAGGTTGATTTAATGAAGTAGTACTACTCAAGGTACTACGACTAGTCTTAGTTGACGTTTCATTAATAAATCTAAACACAGGCTGGCTTAATCCTGTAAAGTGAAATACTGTCTTGTCTATGCCAGCACCTACAATAGTTACATTACTAGGTAAAAATATTGTAGACGATACAAAATAAGTACCAGGTAAAAATTCTAATGTAACTCGTAGATCATTTCTACTCATGTAAGAAGAATTTAAAAATAGATTGTCTATGGCATTTTGTATTTTAGCAGTCTGATCTATGCCGTTTGCTTCAATACCATATTCGACATTAGTAACACGCTCGTCTAATCTTTCTTGAAGTGTAAGTTGTACAGGAAAATTTGTGCTTAATCCAGTTTGAATAGCACTGTTACTTTCTCTGTACTGATAGTCCTGTGCCAGTTCGAAGATATTATCTTGTTCTGTAAGGATACGTGTATTGCCAACCTGCGGAGCACCTTCGCTTACAGCGCCATTTCCTATGAACAATTTTTGTGTATCAATAGCCCACGCTAGTTCTCCGCTAGCTAACTGTGGAATACCTTCTTCTTGTTCTCGTCCACGACGTAGTTGAATTTTCGAAATCTGGATTACGGCCATAACAATATCCTCTATATAGCATATTTAGCCTCAGGTTTCCCCCATTTTCCAGGTTCAATTTCGGGAGGGCGTACACACATCATGATAACGCCTTTGCGTATGTTAGTTCCGTGTACTTCATTGTGTGCTAGAGCGTAGGCTGTTAGTTGTAAAAAGTAGTCGTCAATCCACTCTAGTTTCTTAGGCTTGTTAGTCTGCTTAAAGTCTAGGATAGCTTCGTCTCCGTCGTGTAATCCACAACAGTCAGTAGTTCCAGCATACAACTCGGGAAAGTATAAAGGAACTTCGCTGCCCCATACTTCACTAATTTTAGGAAAGCCCTGTTCGATGACTTCTTTGGCCATCACAAGACTTTGTTGTGCGAAAGGGTTAGTTACTGTGTCTTTTAAAGATTCACCTTTGATGTAATCTTCTAGAAACTTGTGCATACGTGTGCCGCGGCCAGCAGCTTCAGTAACTATTTCCTGTGCTTTCTTTTCACCTACTGCCTTTTTCCAATTAGCCAATGCTTCTCGAGCTTCAGCTGGTTTGGTTCTATCTAATATAGTGGTTACACTAGGAACTTTTGAGCCATCTGGTGTGGCATAGAGTCTTTTTCCGCCAGACTCGTCTCTGTAGAGTTTTTTGTACTCAAAACGGTTTATTAATAATGTCATTATAACATTATATATTTTTTATTAAATTTGTCAACCTGGTTGTTGGAGAACGTTACCTGCTGCTCTACTTGCTGCGGCAGTATCAATTTCTGGCTTTTTGCCGAATTCAGTAGGACGTTCTTTTTCTTTAGTTTTGATTTCAACGCCCTTGCCGTCAAATCGATTTACTAATTTTTTAACACCTGGATTTGAATCAAATTGAAGTTTAAAAAGATCATAATCGATTTTTTGACCAGTAACATTCTGCATCATGCTACTGATAGCATCCCAACTAAATTTAGCCGTTGTTTTTTTTGAATTTGCTCTTGATTGAAGATTAGAAAGAACGCGGATTAAATCATCCGCGCCTTCCATTACTTTTTTTTTGACGTTAGTATTTGGCCTAATTTGCGACTGTATTCAATGCTTTCTCTACGTTCACGGCCTGCTGGTGCTGTGCCACCTGCTGCTGGTGCTGTGCCAGCGAATTCATCGCCAGCGGCTGCTAGTTCGCCTTCTATACCTGTATCTGCGCCTGCTTCCATGCCTCCTGCTCCGCCCATGGACTCACCGCCCATTCCTGGAGCTTCTTCGCCTGTTAACACAGAAACTGCTTGTGCTAAAGTTGTACGTGTGGTTTCTAATGAGGTATAAATTTCATCTAATGCTGGTTTTACTTTTTGTTCAAACTGACCACTTATGTCACTGCCCATTTCATCTCTTATAGAGTCTAATAATTCTAATAACGTCTCTGATTTCATTGACGCTGTGTCTTCTAACCAGCCTGTAATTTTATCCACCATGTCACGTGCTGACATGATTAATGCTGCTTTTTCTTCTTCGCCTTCGTTCAATGTTCTTTCGCTTAATACTGAACGTAACACTTCCATTGCTTCGCCTACGCTTTCTTTTTTGGCCATCTTAGTGGCTGTAGCATACATCACTTCTTCGCCTTTGTCGCCGTAGCGTTTTTTAAAGTCGCCTTTGACTTTCTTCATGCCTTTAACATACTTTTCACGCTTGCCTTCTTCGCCTGGACTTAGCTTACGTTCGTCCAACGCCTGTATGATCACATCTAAAAAAGCACGATCCTTTTGATAAGTTGTGCTTTCGTATACAGCATCATAATTACTGCTGCTTTCAAACGTAGCAATTTTTTCTAACATTCTGTCTCTAGCTACCATTAGTTGAGCATCGGTAAAATTATCTAGGTTGAGCTTGTAACCAAACTTTTTGGCTACGTTCTCATTGAGAGACTTGCTGCTCTTTGGATGTGAAAGATCTTTTACTTGCATTTTAAAATTCCTAAAAGGTGTTCAAATTATTTATCAAAAGTTATTTGTAAATATTGTGCTAATCTGTGCTTTATACTTCTCAGCTCTTGATGCTGTAACTGTATATCTAGCAGCATATAATTCTTTTTTATCAATTGTTTTTGAGTCATCTAGTCTGCTTCTAAATCTCACAGCATCTAAACTATTACTCCAATATCCTGTGTCTAAATTCTTAATTTCGTTATATCTATCAAATCTATTAACATCATAAAATTTTGCTGCTAATACTGCTGTGGCCTTAAGATGAAACTTATCTATAATATCACCAGTGATATGTTTAAACTCCCAAGCACCTATTTTATTTTTATGTATCCTAAATCTCTTGTATAATAAATCTCTATTGGGCAAAACTACTATGGGTATTTTCTTAGTAAATTCGTCCTCTAAAAATCGTTCTAGTTTTTCAGCTTGTTTCTTGTAGTTCATTAGCAATTACTCGTGGATTAAAGTCTCCTATCTTAATTACCAAACTTTTACGAATCAGACCCTCGATTGTGAATTGATCTCTTTCGCTAAAGCTACTAAGATATTGGGGATAGTCTAATTTCCCCAATATCTCTTTTTCTTCATTTGAAGTATAAATTTCAAACGATTTTACAAGCTCATTTAATTTCATCTTATTCCAGACAATTTTTTAATACGATCTAATTCTCTAGACGATTCAGCAAAGCCTGGAGGAACATTTACTGGTTGCGCATTTTGCGGCCCAGGCGCCGGTGCTGCTGGCTCTTTTTTGGCAAAAGGATTAATCTTATTAAAGAATCCTTTAATAGCATCAGCATTAGCATCGGCTTGTGCTTGTAACTTTTTACTACGCCCTGTTTTAGGATCCCAATTACCCGCACCCGGATATTGCGCACCAGTCATATTCCAATTTGGATTTTTGGCTCTCCAAGCATATTCGTCCTGTGATGCAGTTTTTAAATTAGTTGTTCCGCCAGTGCCAGTTTTAACTTCACCAGGTACAGTACTTAATCCTGTATCAGCACTAACTTCAGGTGAAGTACGCTGTCCAAGAGCAGCCGGAGGCACTGTTGATGCGTCACGAGGTTGTGCTGCCTGGCCGTCGTCTCTAGCATTAGCTGTTCTTTGATCTTGTCCGGTATAATTACTTGTTTGATTGTTAGGTTGGTCGGGAGTTGGGTCAGGCGCTCCAAATTGTTGTACTTGAGCCTGTTGACCGGCATAACCTTGTACAGGAGGAGCAGCATTAGCATCCCTAGCATTAGCTGTTCTTTGATCAACACCTGTGTAGTTACTGGTCTGAGTCTGATCAGCAGTAGCTTGATCTGCTGCTGTATTAGCATCTGGAACAGGAGTAGCAGGTTGCGCTGCTTGTCCTTGTTGCCCACCAATCGCTAGTTGTTTCATTCTATCTATTTCAGCACGAGCGATATCTGATTGCGGTGTCATTTGTACATTTGTATCTTTATTAGGATCATAAGGATCTATACTAGGGTCTGCTGCTGGTGCTGCTGGTGCTGCTGGTGGTTTGTTTGTAGCAGGTTTAGCTGCTGGTGCTTTTGCTCCTACAGGTTTAAATCCTGGTGGAGGAGTTGCTCCTGCCTTTTGTAGTGCTGCCATAGTCTTGGCACCAATCATACCATCTGGTTTTAATTTGTTTGCTTTCTGAAAGGCTCTAATTTCAGCATCAGTGGTTGGCCATTTAGCTTGGCCACCGCCACCTTTTGGAGCTGCAGCAGCAACGTTTGTAGGACTAGCACTAGGCATACCTGTTGTAACATTACCGTTGGCGTCATAGCCGCCATCATCAATAGGAAAAGACTGCGAGGGTTGTGCTGCTTGATCCTTTTTAGGAACAGCACCTCTGCTGCCCATTTCTTTAAGTAATACTTCTTTAATTTTCATAATATTTTCCTTATCTTAAACCTGCTAGTCGCAGAATGTCTTCCGCTGCCATTGTATTAGTCTTCGGCATTTCTACTTGGTCACCAGGTTTAACTGTTGATTGTGTAGTGGCGCTTGGCTGTGCTGTTGCTGCTGTGCCAGGCATTAATTTTAACTTACCTGTTGATGGATCTTTTGTCAAACTGGTAGGATTTTTCTTTAGGTCTAGCATTGTGGTCATGCCTGGACCTGTATCAATAGTAGCACTAACGCCTGGTTTATAATCTACTACCTTACCCATGGCTGCTTCTGCCATTTCTTTATTCTTATGTTTTTGTCCACGAACTTCTTTGGCAGCTTTTTTAGCATCTTTGTGCTTGCCTGCTCCTACGGTTTTAGCGTTCTTGGCCACAAAGTTACGAGGTTTAGGTGCTTCTGGTTGTTTTGCTTCTTTCATATCTTTCTCTTGTTTTTCACGCTGTTCGCGTTCTTTCTTCTGTTTAGCCAAAAGGTCTTCAATACGTTTAGCACCAGCATCCATATCATAGCCCGCACGTTTTACGCCACGTTTAAATTTTTCCTGTGCTGATAGTTTTTCTTTGCCTTCTAAGGTTGTTTTAAGTTTACTATGTTTTTCTAATTCCGTTTTAGGTGGAGCAGTTTTAACCTTGGCTTTCTTTTTCTGTGCTTCAGGACCAACAAGAGGCTGAGGCTTCTTACTGTACTTGACAGCCTTGACACCTTTTTTATGTTCAGTTAGTAATTGCTCTACTTTCATAATGATCTTAAACTTAGTTCTTGGTCCTCTAATTCACGTATTCTATCTCTTAATTTATCAATTAGACCCTTAGCACGTAATACCTTGAATGTTAGATTTTCAACGCTGAACTCGCCAGCTGTTTCTAATCCTGCTTTACGAATCTTAGCTATTTCATCTTTTACTGCTGCTATCTTACTTTTATCGTCTGATTTTAATATCTGACGTATCTTGTACACATAGCTATTTACCTTGTTTTCTACATCATCATCGTTAATATCTACACGTTCTTGCTTGGGTTCGCTTACCCATTGATCATCTAACACACTGTAAATGCCTGCGCTGTGATGTGCATCTTCACTGCCCTGTACATACACTTCTACATCGATACCCTTTATTTTGATATTGCGTGTGAAATTATACTGATTCTTTTTAGCATCAAATAAGGGTTTGAGCAGTTGTTCTTTGTCTTTAGGAATATTAACTATTAGATGTAAATCTAGATCGCTGTGTTCAGTATAGGTGTAAGCAGCATTACTGCCGCTTACTGTGACATCACGTAAATTTATTCCTGGAATACTGATAAAATCTATGAAGTTACGTGCTATTTCTAATAACTTTAATCTTATCTGCGGTTTAAGTTTGTTGTTGCTCCAGAGAGCAGGATTTAGT